AAAGAGCATGTCTGACATGTTAGACACAGATAATTACTACGCTGCTGACTCACAATTTAGAATCAATAAAGGCGGTGCAGATTTTCTTGTAGGCTTTTTCCCATACCAAGAAGATCAGTTAATCGTGTTTATGCGTAACAGCATTCACATGATAAATAACATTGCCACAACCTCCGCAGCTAATACTTACGAGATAACAAGACAGCATGGATGTGTGGCACGCAAATCAATTGCACAGTCTGGCCCACAAACATTCTTCTTGTCAGACAATGGGGTCATCGTCTTGTCACCTGGGCAAGATCCAGCAAAAGGAATCGGGGTCGCAATTTCAAAAATAAGTGGCGAAACCATACCCATGACTCGACCTATACAAGACCAATTTGATGAGGTTAATTACGCAGCAGCAGACAAAGCGTGTGGTGTGGTGTATGACAACGCTTACTACCTTGCAGTACCTACAGGGTCTAGCACAGTACCCAACAAGATTTTCGTATTTAACTTACTTACATCGACATGGACAAGTGTTGATTCCTATCCAGCAATGTCAGGTAGCTTGGCATTTCATGTAGATGATTGGGTAATCTGCTCGCATGGATCGAATCCAACAAGACGCAGATTATTCGCATGTAACGATACAGGTTGGTACTTAATGGAAGAAAACTCCATTGATGATAGCGGACGCAAGATAGGTAGTACAAGCGAGTCAGGCACAACTGCAATTGCAGGCAAGCTTGTCACACGCTCATACACCTTTGGAGATATTAGCGTGAAAAGTTGGAAGCGTGGACAGTTGGGTGCAAACACAGTTAATGCAGATGCATTTAATATTAAGGTCAACACGCTCGATCCAGACTCTAGCACCACAGTATTAAGCCATACCGCAGATGGCACAGAAGAAGCACTCTTCCGCTTTGGTACGGGTCGTACCCGTGGATATGGCGCGGAAGTTGAGATTAATGTTACCGCAGGCAGACCGAGCTTTAGGCATGTGAGTCTTGAAGCAATTGGGGTAGGGGCAGCAGCAAGAAGGGAGGTTGCATAGATGGCAATCACCGCAACAGTTACACGAGGATTTACCTTCGCAACAGGCGTGGATGTAACGGCTGCGTCACTTAACCAACTAGGTGAACCAACAGTTACAATTAACGAAGGAAATGTAAACATCACAGGTGGCACAATTAGTGGTCTGTCCTCACCCATTGCCATCGCAGATGGAGGCACAGCAAGCACAAGTGCGAGTGGAGCAAGGACTGCACTTGGACTAGGCACAATTGCCACCCAAGCGAGCAATGCAGTTGCTTTAACAGGTGGCACGATAAGTGGCACAATAATGACACTTAAATCATACGATGTAGCTGGTGTGCCAAGTGCATCTCCAGCCGGGCAAATGATCTACGTAACAGATGGAAACGCAGGTGCAGCCACAGTCGCAGTATCCGATGGATCTGCATGGAAAGTGGTCGCATTAGGAGCGACAATTAGTACATGAAACTAAAAGAATTATTTGAGGCTGGCCCATACAACATTGATTGGAATCGTGTTGCTCGTGAGAGCTTGCCTTTATTTATGCTTGCACAAGACATAAAGGAAAATGGCATAAAAGAACCAATCCTTTTAAAAGATGGAAAAGTGGCAGATGGTATTCATCGTGTGTTTGTTCTTTGGCTCATGGGATATAAGGGGGATGTACCAATCAAGGAGGTTGAGTTATGAACATCATGGAGCGTGTCAATAATTTATATGATGAGTGTGGAATAGATATGTTTAAGGATATATCCACTTATCTTGTACACGGCTATATGCATAAGACTCCTAAAAGTTTTATCTTAGCTAAGACTGTAGACAAAGACAGTGAAACCCCACCTGCTGAACAATGGGGTACATCAAAACCAAACGCTTGGTTTGTACACATGGCAGTAGGTGATGAGTGCGTAAAGCATTGGATAAACCTCATGCCCTTTAAGCTTCCTTATGTTGGCTGGGCAAGGGAGAACAAGAATAGACCTATAAGATTTTACGATTTAAACAGAATTACTAGGAGGAAATAAATTATGTCAGGCCCAACTTACAACCAGCCAGCTAGTCCTTCATATGGCGAAGGCATGGCAGACGCACTTAAAGCACAAGTAGAATTACTTACAGGCACAGGTGACTTTGCAAGTACAGGTTCACTTGAATCTTTGCTTCCACTCGAAGAATCGATTCGTAAGAAGACTGCACAGACAGACACAGATGTACTTCGGCAGACTCTGCTTGGTGGTACTACAGGTGGAGGAGAGCAAGAGGTAACTTATGATGCTGATGGACGTATTGTAATTGGAAGAGAAGAAGCACCTGGATATGAGATTAAGCAATCAACACAAAAAGCTGTATGGTCTCCTGGCTCGGGGTCTTCTTATGTAGATGGTTTTGATCCGGAAGGGCAAAATCTTATACGATACGAATTATATTCTCCTAAAGGTGAGATGTTAACTTTTATTGAGGAAACACCAAGCGGTGATAAAAACAATAGAATTTACAATGATGCAGACCGAGTAAAAGAATACACAGCTAAGTTTAATAAAAAAATACAAGCATTAGAAGGTATTCCAGATGACCTTAAGTCACAGATTAATGCTAATGTTGAAAGTAGTGGATTTTATACTGGTTCTTTCGAAAGTGTTTCTAGTCCAAGTTTTAAAATCGGAGCAGGTGAAGGCGCGCCAATCTACGCAAAAGACACAGATGGCAACATAATACAAGATGCCACAAAAGCAGGCACAACAGAAGTAACCACGCTACCCACCCAACGCCAAGGTGATGGCATGGTTGACCTGCTTGGGGACAAGCGTAATGTGCAAAACACAGTTGCAAGACCAGACTACGAGCAATACGTGCGGAATAATCCTGAATACATGGCAGAGGTTGCACGTGACAATACAGCGCGTGAGCAACAAGGGTTACCTCCTAGATCATTAGCAGAGTGGGGGGAAGCTCATTACGCTAGAGTAGGAGAATCGAATGGTGACGAACTTCCTGTTACCTACGAACAAGTAGATGCAAAAAGACAAGCAGGTTTTGATGAGGGTGGTAACTTCTTAGGTTTATCTGCATATGGCGAGGACATCCAAGCAGGTAACTTGTCTCGTCAACGAGAGCGTGATTTACAAGACGTTGCTCGTTTATCTGGTACATACCAGGACATCATGGAAGACTACAAACCTGGCACGCAAGAAGCTCTTGAGTCTGCTAGGTCAGTACTAGAAGGACAAAAAGATTCACTTACGGGAGCAGGGGCAATTGGTGGGCCACAAGGTATAACTGACCCACTATCACTAACAAGCAAAGGATTTACCGCAGCACAAAATACCACACCTGTTGACTTAAAGACAGGCACTTCTTTCACAGGTGCATCTGTTGCAGATCCAATGTCCTTAACTGCAAAAACAGGGTACGATGAATTAGCAGATATTACCGGGCAGGAGCTAACCAGAGGTACAACCTATGATCCAACCGCAAATGTAACAGGTGGTACATTTGATGCTGCAACTGCATACAAAGCAGCACAAGCAGCAGACCCACTCGCTTTAAAAGCAGCAACTTCTTACGATCCATCTGCTGGTGTAAAAGGAACAGGTTATAGTGCAGTTGCAGGTTTGGATGGTGGACAAATACAAGCAGATAGTTTGCGTGCTAGATTGATGAAGGATGCAGAGGCTGGGCTTGACCAAGGTCTTACAGATCGTGAGAAACGACAAATTGCAGAAGCTGCTCGTGCAAGATCAACCATGATGGGTAGAACCTTTGATCAGTCAGGTGCAATCGCAGAGGCAGAGGCAAGGGTTGCTGAAGACAACGCACGCAAAATGCAAAGCCGAGCATTTGCACAATCTGCACTTGGACAAGAAGCAGGGTTACAACAATCTGATTTAGGGCGTGGCTTACAGGCTGCCATGCAAAACCAAGCAGCACAAAACCAAGCACTTCAGTATTCTTCTGGGCAAGATATGCAAGCACAACTTGCAAACCAAGCTGCAACCAACCAGGCATTACAGGCTGGTATGGCAGCAGGTCTGAGCCAAGAAGCTTTAGCTGCACAACAAAAACAAGCACAGGAGTTTGCAAACATGCAAGCAAGCAATCGTGCTTCTGAGTTTGGTGTAAGTGCAGGTATGGATCAGCAAGCACAAAGTAACCAGCAAGCATTAAACGCTGCACTTGCAAACCAACAGGCAAGTAATCGTGCAGCAGAATTTGG